CGGGACGACAACGAGGCTGACGCACTCGCCATCCTGCTCTGGGCCATCGAGACCCTGGGAGGTGTGCGATGACCACCTGGTCCATTCTTGGTCACACTGCCAAGGTGCTCGAGGAGCGCCGTGACGACTACGGCGATCCAGCTGAGCAGTTTCGCTCCATTGCCGATCGCTGGTCTATCACTCTTGGGACACCGGTGACGCCGGCCCAAGTCGCCCTGTGCATGATCGACCTCAAACTTGCTCGACTGGCCTACGATCCCTGTCATACCGACAGTTTGGTAGACGTCATCGGCTACGCGGCTCTGCTGCGGGAGGTGCGCTGATGAGCATGACCTCCCGGATTTACGACAGTGCCCGGCAGCGTGATGGGGAGCAGCTTCGGCGTGATGGCTGGCGCAACGGCATACTTGCTGTTTCAGTGAGCGACCAACGGCTGACTACGCTCGAGCGACAAGCCATCCGCGCTATCGGTGAACGGCTCTACGGAGGCGCCCATGGCAAGGGGGCGTAAGCGCAAGGCCGGCCGTAGGCTCCCATGCGGTAAGCGGCCGCGGGAGGAGACCCAGCGTGAAGCTATGTCGACGGTGCTGGATGCACGGCGGCGTCACTACGGCGTAGCTGCTGCACAGGCGAAAGACGAACGGCTTGGCTCGGCACTGGGCAGGCTGTCTTTCGCCGGGCGCATTGGCGCTGACCAGTTTGCTGCCGGACAAATCTACGGTGAGATCATGGCCCGCAACCGGGCCGTCATGGGTCTGCCCATGGATCAGCCGCGTTCCGTGACCGCACTGCTGATCAATGAGGGGATCTTTGGTGGCAGTGCGCCGGACCCGGATCCTGAGCTGGTTGAGAAGGTCCGAAAGCAGGCTGCCAGCGCAATACTCATGCTGCGCACAGCTGATAGCGATGCCCCTGGAGGAGCTGGAAGGAAGCCCAGCCAGCTGGTTCATGCATTGGTTTGTCACGATGTGGATGCTGCGTTTTGGTCTCCTGCCGATCTTCGAAACCTCGCTCATGGCCTTAATGCGCTGTGCCGGCTATTTCGGATTGGATCGCCGAGTTGCAATTGAGCATTCAATGCTAGGCGTTCGGTATAACAAACTGTGATTAAACGATAAAATTACGATTTGGTGTTGACGGCAGATTGCGGGCAGCGTATCTGTTCTGAAATTCAAAGCTCAGAACTGCGCCCGGAGCCCACAGGCTTTCGGGCGTTGTTCGTTTCAGGGGGGGTGGATGGCTGAGAGGCTTCGTGGACGTCGCGGGGTAGCCCAGCGACTTCGCCGTCTCCGCGCCGAACCTCTCTGCCGTGATTGTGCCTCCGTCGGGATTGTCCGAGAGGCGACCGTACCTGATCACATCGTGCCGCTAACCCATGGCGGGTCGGACGAAGACAGCAACATCCGCTGCCTTTGCGCAGAGTGTCATTCGAAGCGGACTGCCGAACAATTCGGCCAGCGCAGGACGGTTGCCGTGGGGCCCGACGGGTGGCCGATCTCGGCGGCTAACTGATCGACTGGAAGTATTCGAGGATTTCATCCGTGAGGTTGGTGAGGCGCACTGCGTTTTCATCCCGCAAGCGGCCAGTCGACACGCCCCAAAGCATCGCCTGGTCGCGCTGTGGTATCTCGCCGTAGCGATCTATGTACCAGGCCAACCGAAGGGCCAGCTCCTTCTGAATATCTGCCATCATCCACCTCTCGCCCTATGTAGCCGCATTCAGCCGAAAGCGAAAATCGGGGGGCGGGCGTCGAAAGTCTGGCCCCTCGCCGGGGGACACCGCGCTTGGCCCAAACTTTACGCAACCGCGAGTTAGCGACCGGGGGTCAGAAAGTAGAAAGTCGCAGATTTCCGTCGAATTGACTGGATAGTCGTCGCGATAAGAGCGGTAGTCGCTTCACGAACACGGAGCGACGCAGATGACCAACTCGACCTTGCCAACTGCCAACGAGGCCTGGGGCTTCTACGGCACCAGCGGCACCTTCGCGGATGCCGATGCAGCCTGGGCGATTGCATTCTCGGCGGTGCTGGGGGCAACCGAAGGCACGGCCGAAGGGGTTCGGGATTTTCTCGACAGCCGCCACGGCCGCCACTTCGCAGATGACGTCCACAACGGCATCCACGCGGGGCTCGACCTAACCGCAGCCATCGAAGCGGCGATCACTCGCTGGATGGGATGGACCATTAACCGGGAAACGGCGCGCGAGATCGCGATGCCCAAGGGGCTGCCCTACCTTAAGGGTTTCGTCCTCTACTTCAGCCTTCAGGCGCAGACCGCATGAGCTCGGGCATCACCAGCAGCATACGCCTTGGGATCCGCACGCTTCCGGAGAACTTCGACCGCAGCCGGATCGTCACGGTTGTGGAGACCATCGAACAGGAACTTTACGAAGGCGGTGTCTACGCCAGCGCGACCGCCGACAGCTTCACCATCGAGATCACAGTCCGGACTGACCAGTTGCTCGACACAGCCAAGGTGCTGACCGAGCTCGAACTGATCTGAGCCCGGATAGGGGTGTCAGTCTTCTTCGCTGTCCTGAAGCCACGACGGAATATCCCGTTGGGCATGCAGAATGCGCCAGACATCGACGTGGTCCTCACGTGCCATGAAAAACACGAGGTAGGGATAGCGTTTCAGTTTCTGGCTGCGCAGACCCGGTAGATTGAGTTCTTGCCCCCATCGTGGCGTACTGCCGGAGGGGTTTGCACCAATCTGCGCGTAGGTGGCCTCAAGCGCATCGATGAAGCCGAATGCGACATCGCGACCGGCTTCGGCGAGATAATGATCGATTGCCTGCTCAGCATCCAGCCTCGCCAGTTCGCGAGGGATCACGGGAAGCGACTTCACGAAGCAGCGTGCTGGCTAACCCTGGCGCGAAGCCCGGCAAAATAGGTCTCATCGGCAGGTGCCGTCGGAGCTGATGCCGCGCCGTCCAGCAGGAGGCCGCGCAGTTTCTGGATGTCCTGATCCTTGCGGATCAGTTCACGGACATATTCGCTACTGGTGCCGTAGCCCCGGGTGCTGACCTGCTGGTCGACGAACGACTTCAGCGTGTCCGGCAAAGAGATGTTCATTGTGCTCATGAGGGCGCGAATACCACTTTTGGCAAAAATTGGCAAGATCGCCGCTATAGCTGATCTGTCAGGATCTCATCGGAATTTTCATGACCCAAAACTGGCCGGCCCAGAGCTGCGAGCTCTGGCCGATAGAGAAGATCACGCCCTATGCGCGCAACTCCCGCACGCACTCGGACGAACAGGTCGCGCAGATTGCCTCCTCAATCCGCGAGTGGGGCTGGACCAACCCGATCCTCGTCGATGAGGACGGTGGCCTGATCGCGGGGCACGGTCGTCTACTCGCTGCCCGCAAGCTAGGCCTCACCCAGATCCCAACCATGGTCGCCAAGGGCTGGAGCGAAGCCCAGAAGAAGGCCTACGTCATCGCCGACAACAAGCTGGCGCTGAACGCAGGCTGGGACCTCGAACTGCTGGCCGTTGAACTCGGCGATCTGCAGGGCTTCGACTTCGACCTGATGCTGACCGGGTTCTCGGATGATGAGCTTGGCAAACTGCTGGCCGAAAAGACCGAGGGTAACACCGATCCCGACGAAATCCCCGAAGCGCCCATCGACCCCATCGCCAAACCCGGCGACGTCTGGCTGCTCGGCAAGCATCGGCTGGTCTGCGGCGACTGCACCGATGCCGACACGGTGGCTAAGGCCCTGAACGGCGTTTCGCCCCACTTGATGGTCACTGATCCACCTTACGGCGTGGAGTATGATCCCGCCTGGCGTGAGAAGGCCGGCGTTGCCGCTTCAGGCACTGCCAAGGGCAAGGTTCTGAACGACGACAAGGCCGACTGGCGCGAGGCGTGGGCACTGTTCCCGGGCGATGTAGCCTACGTCTGGCACGCTGGTCTTTATGCCGGTGTCGTCGGCGACAGCCTCGCGGCCTGCGACCTAATGCTCCGCTCCCAGATCATCTGGGACAAAGGCCAGCTCGTCCTCTCGCGCGGCGATTATCACTGGGAGCATGAGCCCTGCTGGTATGCCGTGAAGAAGGGCGCGAAGGGCCACTGGGCCGGGGACCGCAAGCAGACCACCGTCTGGCACATCGCCAAGCCCAAGAAGAACGAGACGGGTCACGGTACCCAGAAGCCGGTCGAGTGCATGAAGCGCCCGATCGAGAACAATTCCAGCCCCGGCCAAGCGGTCTACGAGCCATTCTCTGGCTCGGGCACCACGATCATTGCCGGCGAAATGACCGGCCGCTCGATCCACGCGATCGAGCTAAATCCAGCTTACGTCGATGTTGCCATCAAGCGCTGGCAAGATTTTACCGGAATGGCTGCCACCCTTGAGGGTGACGGCCGGACTTTCAATGAAATAGCCGAGAGCGTCAGCAGCGATGACCCCGCCAGTACCGATCCCATCGCAGAGCCCAACCACCCCTAACCATTGCGCAAGAGATATCGCCAGATTTTGGCGACACGCACCAAGCTGCGGTTCGGGAACCACCGGCGCCTCATTCAGAGCGGCACTCCATTGCCGGACCGCTTACAAGAATATGCCCTTCACGCGACACCCCAACCGGGCGGCCGATCAGCCTGACCAGCGCATCTCGAGCTTCTTCCGCTGAGGCACGCGGGCATGGCTGATTGGATCTGCAGCTACCGTCGCTTTCACGCGCAGCGATGCCGGACAGGCGAATACGCGGACCTTCGGCACACCAGACCGGCCCATCGCCGTCCCAGACCCGGGTCGGCGTGCAAGTAAACGTCGTGCCTTGCGGTGCAATCACTGCGGCAGCGGCCATGATCAGAAATTCAAATATCGTCGTGTCCTCGGATTTTGGAGGCTTGGAACCGGTCAGGCGCGAGACATAGAGGAAGGCGCTCGGCCATGAAACCTGGAACGAAACCCAAGCCGACCCATCTGAAGCTGGTTACGGGCAATCCCGGCAAGCGGACACTGAACCGCAAGGAGGCTAAGGCCAAGGCTGCCATCCCCGTGCCACCCCACCATTTGACCACCGACGCGGTTGAAGAATGGAACCGGGTTGCAACCGAGCTCTACAACCTCGGGATCCTCTCCGAGATCGACCGGGCCGCACTCGCTGCCTACGCCATGGCCTATGGCCGCTGGGTCCAGGCCGAACGCGCAATCGCCAAGATGGCTGAGAAGGACCAGCTGACCGGCGGCCTCATGATCAAGACATCGAACGGCAACGCGATCCAGAACCCTCTGGTGGGCACCGCCAACAAGGCGGCGGCGGACATGATGCGTTACGCCGCAGAATTTGGGATGACGCCGAGTGCCAGGAGCAGGATCGCGGCCCAGCCGCCAGAAGAAGGCGCGGACCCCGCCGACCGCTTCTTCGCCTGACCGGACACTTGCTTATGCCCAAGCGGTGGTCTCGGGCGAGATCGTCGCCGGGCCGCATGTACGCAATGCCTGCAAACGGCACATCGCGGATCTGAAGCGCAAGGATGGCATCTGGTTCGACCAGGATGCGGCCAATCACGCCTTCGCCTTTTTCGAGGAGGTGCTGAAGCTGTCCGAAGGCCAGTTCGAGGGCCAGCCATTCCAGCTGCAGCCAAGCCAAGCGTTCATCGTCGGCTCGCTGTTCGGCTGGAAACGAAAAGACGGGCGCCGCCGGTTCCGCCGCGCTTACATTGAACAAGGCAAGGGCAACGGGAAGTCGCCGGTCGCCGGCGGCATCGGCATCTACGGGATGACCGCCTGCCAAGAGGCCGGCGCCCAGATCTATGCGGCAGCGGCCAAGAAGGAGCAGGCCAACATTCTGTTCCGCGACGCGGTGCGGATGGTGCGGCAATCACCGGCGCTAGCACGGCGGCTGGAGTTTTCGGGCGGTCCGGGCCGCGAGTTCAACATCGCGCATCTGGCGAGTGGGAGTTTCTTTCGCCCGGTCTCGCGCGATACCGGCAAGACAGGTTCCGGCCCACGCCCCTATTTCGTGCTGGCGGACGAGGTCCACGAGCTTCCCGATCGCTCGATCATCGAGATGCTGGAGCGTGGCTTCAAGTTTCGCCGTGACCCGCTGCTGTTCATGATCACGAACTCCGGCTCTGACCGCAACTCCGTCGCATGGGAGGAACACGAGCACGCCATCCGGGTGGCAGCTGGCAATCCCGATGCGGTCACTGACCCAACCTTTTTGGGACTGGTCATCGACGACACTACGTTCAGCTACGTCTGCGCGCTCGACGAGGGCGACGACCCGCTGAGCGACCCAAGTTGCTGGATCAAGGCGAACCCACTGCTGGGCGTTACGATCACGGAGCAGTACCTGTCGGAAGTCGTGGCGCAGGCGAAAGCCATCCCGGGACAATTGAACGGGATCCTGCGCCTCCACTTTTGCGTGTGGACCGATGCCGAGACCGCCTGGATGGCGCGGGCAACGCTCGAGCCGCTGTTGGCAGAGTTCGAACCCAAGGCTGGCCAGTCTGTTTGGCTCGGGCTCGACCTCAGCCAGAACCGGGATTTGACCGCACTGGCGGCGGTCCAACGAAATGGCGAGAAGGACGGCAAACCCTGCTTTGATGCCTGGGTCGAGGTCTGGACGCCGGGCGATACGCTGTCGGCGCGGGTCTTGCGGGACAAGCAGCCCTACGACCTCTGGGTCGCCGACGGATTTCTGAACGCGCCTGCCGGCGAGAACATCAGCTTTCGCCATGTGGCGCAGGCTTTGGCTGAGATGGCCTCGGACTACCGGGTCGAGGCAGTCGCCTACGACCGATACGCTTTCCGTCGGTTCGAAGAGGAAGTCGCCGAACTCGGCCTCGACCTGGCCTTTGTCGAGCACCCGCAGGGCGGCACCAAGCGGGCCAAGCCTGGCGGCGAGATGACCGAGGGCCTGTGGATGCCGGGCTCGCTCCGGCACCTCGAAGAACTGATCCTCGAGGGCCGCATCCGCCTCAAACGCAATCCGGTCCTGATTTCAGCCATGATGTCGGCGGTCACCGAGACCGACCGCTGGGACAACAAGTGGCTCTCCAAACAGCGGGCCATCAACAAAATCGACGCAGCCGTGGCGCTGTGCATGGCAGTGGGGGCAGCAATGGCGGGCGACACCTCCGGCACCATCGATGACTGGCTCAAGAGCCTCGCATGAACCTCTTTCAAAAGGCGATTGACTACCTCGCGCGCTCTATCGGCCTCACTGACCCACGGCTGGTGCAGGCTGCAGGTGGCCGAACGACCACAACCGGTGAACTGGTCTCGACCAGTTCTGTGTTGGGGCTCGCTTCGGCCTGGGCCTGCGTTAACCTGCTTGCGGGCACGATCGCCTCGCTGCCGCTCATGGTCTACCGGACCAAAGGCGGCGCACGGACGGTTGCGAGTGACCATCCGCTCTACCGGATCCTGCATGACAGCCCGAACGCCGATCAGACCGCAGTCGACTTCTGGGAGTTCATCTGCGCCTCGATAGAGCTCAGCGGGAATGCCTATGCCGAGATCATTCGTGGCAGCAATGGCCGGGTGGTGGCGCTGAGTGTTCCCATTGCGCCCGAGCTCATGACGGTACGCCGTCTGCGCGACGGCAGCCTCGAATATGAGTGGTCCGACAATGGGGTTCGCTCGATCGCCCAACAGGACAACATGCTCCACATCCGGGGCTTTGGTGGGAACCCGCTGGGCGGGCTCTCGACCCTCAGCTTCGGCCGCCAAACTTTCGGATTGGCACAGGCCATCGAACGGGCCTCGGGCGATACCTTCCGCAACGGGGTGCGACCGTCCGGACTGCTCAAGACCGCCGACAGCCTGACCCTCGACCAGCGCAAACAGGCAGAGGAACTGCTGCAGGAGAAGTTTGCCGGTGCGATCAATGCGGGGCGGCCGATGCTGCTCGACCGGGGCATGGACTGGGTCCAGCTTTCGATCAGTCCGGAAGACGCGCAGATGCTGCAGAGCCGTGCGTTCTCTGTTGAAGAGGTCTGCCGCTTCTTTGGCGTGCCGCCGTTCATGGTTGGTCACACGGAAAAGACGACCAGCTGGGGCACTGGCCTCGAACAACAGACCCTGGGGTTCCAGAAGTTCACCCTGCGCCGGCGGTTGAAACGTATCGAACAGGCGCTTGCCAAGCAGCTGCTTTCGCCCGCCGACCGGCAGGCGGGGCTCGTG